GCCATTAATATCAATCGTAGTAGCCGCTATCTGAATCTCTGTATCTGCAACAATATCAAGCTGACCATCGGCGCTAGAGCTAATGTGAATTGCAGCATCACGGAACTGTATTTTTTTGTTTGTTGCGACAGTTGCTGTATTGTTTATTCCCAACGCCCCGTGTACGTCTAAAGCGTCTGCAATGTCTACTGCTCCTGAGAAATCACCTGTTGCCGCATCTAGTTCTCCAGTAAGTGTAATGTTTCTAAAGCCTGTAATATCTTTGTTTGCATCAACTGCTACGCCTTTAGAAGCTACAATAGTACCTGCTGTAGTTCCGTCAAGTAAATTAAGTTCTGCGGCTGTTGATGTAGTTGCTAGTGTAACTGCACCACTAGATACGTTAAAGTCATCTGAGTTAAATGATGCAATACCTTTGTTAGATGTTGTAGCATCTTCACCAGTAATTGTAAGAGTATTACTAGTAGCTGAAGTATCAATACCTTCACCACCTGTAACTGTTAATGTTTCACCATCTAAGTCGATTGCAATAGTACCACTGTCGGATACTAGGTCTAAGTCTTGTGCTGTGTCTTGTGCGTCTACGTAAGCTTTTACGGACTGCTGTGTTGGTATAAGTGTTGCTGAGTTAGAAGCCATGTTGTCTTCATCAACAAAAGCTGTCACTGTAATAGTACCGTCTGTGATACTACCATATGTTAAAGTGTTAATAGTAGTAGCGTTAATTGTACCGCCTTCTACTTTATTACCAGAGATTTGATTATCTGCTAGTGTTAGTGTACCTGCTGAAACATTTAAAGTTTTACCAGAGCCTACAGTAATATTAGCGGCATCTATCGTACCACCGTTAATGTCTGCTGTATCAGCTACAAGGCTATCAATGTTTGCAGTGCCGTCAATGAATAAGTTTCTCCACTGCTGTGTAGAGCTACCAAGGTCATATGTATCGTCATCATCAGGAATAATGTTAGAGTCTACGTCAGCACCAAACACAATATTATCAGTAGCCGCATCACCCATAGTGATTGTGCCGCCATTGAATGTAGTTGTACCTGTTACTGTTAAGTTACCACCAACTCCTAAGTTACCAGAGATATCTGCGTTACCATTAATATCAATAGTTGTAGCGGCAATCTGGATTTCGGTATCGGCTACTATATCGAGTTGTCCATCAGTGCTGGAGTTAATATAAATTGCAGTGTCTCTGAACTGTACTTTTTCTGTTGTTGTAAGTAGTATGTCATCTGAGAACTTAAAGTAATCCTCATCTTCCATCCACGTTAAAACACCATCGTTACTTGTGGCGTTAAAAGTTATTGCAATATCGTTGTTAGTGTTAGTACCAAATACTAAAGCGTTACTAAATAAATTAGAAATCGGTCCACCATCACCTGCGGTAGAACCGTCATGGGTGTGTCCTGACGCTACATCAAAAACATTTACTAATTGATTAAACTCGTTATTAAAAAGTGCCGCTGTAATTGTATCTCCATCACTAAACGAACTCTGTATTACATAAGTAGCCATTGATTATATCTCCTATTGTCTTCCTGATGGTCTATAGTTTACATATAAACCGTTAATTGCATATGGTGCAGTAGTGTCTGCACTAAATATTTTGAAAAAATTACTATGTCCACTACCTGTCAAACCCTGCCTCACGAGAGGCTGTTCGGTTGCTCCAAACTTTTGTGCATTAAATAATGCTGAACCAAAAATAGCTGGTTCTGGTATTTCTGTTAGTACTACGTCAGCAGGTTGTGGGGTATCTAAACTATCGTAGTCAAATCTAACTCTTAATGTTGGTTGGCAATCTCCTTCTGGAGTAAAAGCAATCTTAGTGTAGTCTAGAGTTTTTAGAGTTCCTAAGTCACCATAATCATAATCGGGTGATTGATATTCTGCTTCAATGTTTGCACCGTTAAAATTATTACCAGTATTGTGATTAAATATTTTACCATCTCTATCACCGTGGTAAACTCTTTCTAATCCTGAACTATCAAATCCAGATGTAATAGCAGGTGCTTGAATACCTAATGTTTCTGACCATTCAAATCCTTGTGGTCTAAGTGTTCCTATAATACCTTTTGATGTTGCACTTGTGTCTGATGATGTACTATAGAACATTCTGTATTGTGACTTATCTCTAAGCACAACACTACTAAATTGTAATGTGTTAGCGGCATTAGCAATATCATTAACTAAAGGCTGTATAGCCTGACTAATTGTTCCTAACTCAACGTCACCAATTCTTGATGTACCAGCAACTGTTCTGAATCCATCGGGTGCTAAGAATATAAGGTCACCAGCAATCTCTTGGATTGTTTGACCGTCTAAGCAACCTACGTTTTTAGTAACAGGAACTACAGCCGTTGTAGCCGCAGTATTTATATTTTGTAATTTAAATATTGAGTTTCTACAGAAAATAAATAATTCGTTACGGAAACTCTTAAGACCTACTACCTTGTCTTCTAATGTTACACTACCTGAACCTGTACTACTAAAGCTATCTATGTCATTAGTGCCACTATAATAAATAGTGTTAGGTGTAGCTGGGTCTCCTGCAACAACTAAATGTTGGTCGTGTATTGTACAGAACTTAGCTTTTGTAGAGCCGCTAATTGTTATTTGACTTACAAAATATGTTCTAGCAGTTAAATTAGCAGAAGCTCCAGTCATTTTAAATAAGAAAGGTTTGTTTAAACCACTCTTATCTGTTATAACTACTTCACCATATTCTGATGTTCCTTCAAAGATTGCAAACTCACATTGGTCTACTGAACTTAAAGCCAGTTCACTTCTTCCTGTAAATGCAGTATGGTTATCACCACCAGATGCAACACTTGCTTTGTTAAGCTGTAACCAAGTAGACTCTCCATCTTGACTAAAAAATATATCATTACCTACAACAGCTATTACGCCATCAGAGTAAACTAACAAGCCTTCTACATCATTAGCAGAATTAGGTAAGGTATCTCCAAATAAACTAAATCCATTTATTCTACGATACCCACCCTCTGGCGATACTTCAAAGTTTCTTAACTTAGTAGCAACTCCTGGGGTCTGTAGTAACGCTAGAGAGTTAGTAGACTTATTAAGTCCACCTCCTAACGGTACGGAAAAGGGTTGAGAACCTGCCATCTAGAAGTAAGTCCTATCATCTGACATATAAGTAGGTGTAGGATTAATCAAATTAGATTTCATAGTCCTCATATTCTTTTTATACTCGTCAAGTGCAAAGGATGCTTGCTGTAAATTCTCTTTAAATTGATGCACGTAATATCTTGTTCGTGCTGTGACTACATTACTATATTGTTCTGGCATAGTAATCGAATCGTTGTATGCGGATAAAGACGTAGGTTTTGCAAAAGCATAAAAGTGTACGTTATAAACTTTATCGGGTATTGGACTTAAGCCAAACTTTCTGTGGTCTGGACTTTTAATAACGTATCGTGGTTCGCCATGTGAGGCATCAGAACCATTTGCATCGTCTGCATTTTCACTATCTCTGTAATATTGTTTCCAGTCAGATAGTGTTAAAAATTTTAAACCTTTAGAAACGTAAGGAGTAGTTTCTCCACTCACGTTTATTGTTGTTAGATAAAAATCATCCCAGTCTACTGATGCGTAATCATTTTTAATATCAGAACTACCACTCTTTAAAGTAAACCATCGAGTTCCTGCTGTCGTTGCAACAGTGACGTTTCCATAAAAAGGGTCTGTTCCTCCACTAGCTCCTGCTGAGAAAAAGGGTAGCTGTGGTTCAGCATTTGCTATATCAAATATAGCCTTATTAATAGCATCCTTTACGAACGCTTGAATACCTGTAGCACTAGCAAAAGTTCCAGAAGTTAAGACAACTTCGTTAAGTTCCCTCAATACTTCGTTACTTAAATCTAAATATGTAGTAGCCATTACTTTTTACCTTTAACTTTTAACTTTGCCTTATTACTTAAATCTTTAAAATGAAAAAGTTTTACACTTGTTTTTGTGTGAGATTTAT